TTGGCTGTTGGCGCTCAAGCGCGTGTACTTGCTACATCTGACGTATCTCAGATCGGTAACTTGATTGATGTTGGTACTACTGACGTAGATGTTACTGTGACATACAACCAGACAGGGACTGCTGCTACCGCAGGTGCTGCCACTGTAACGGTGCTGTACTTGCAGAACCGCAACCTCTCATAAGGAGGTGATCTATGTCGTCTGATGTATTAACAAAACGCGTTACAGGTACAGGCTCTCTAGCGGTAGGTCCAGCTAGGGTTCGTCAGCTACAGGTTCTCACAGGCGCAGGAGCGGGGCGGCTTACTATTACTAACGGTAATGGTGGCGATACAGTGCTAGATATTGACTTCCTAGCGTCTGATTCGCACTCAGTTAACATACCCGATGATGGTATTCGTTGTAGTTCAGATGTGTATGTATCTGTGGCAACAAATATCACCGCTATGACCTTCTTCTATAGCTAGGTGATGGTATGCGGGTTTATTATAAAAAAGGCGGGAAGGTAAAATCTCCCGCTTGGCAACGCAAAGAAGGCAAGAGTGAGTCCGGTGGACTCAATGCAAAAGGTGTTGCTAGCTATCGGAAAGCAAATCCCGGTAGCAAGTTAAAGACCGCTGTTACTACAAAACCTAGTAAACTTAAAAAAGGCTCTAAGGCAGCGAATAGACGCAAGTCTTTCTGCGCCCGTATGTCTGGTATGAAGAAAAAACTTACCAGCGCGAAAACGAAGAACGATCCTAACAGTCGTATCAATAAGAGTTTACGGAAATGGAACTGTTAAATGGCTATTTCCCGTACACAGATGCGCACACAGTTAACGGGGGACAGAATGCCCGCTAAGTCTGAAAAACAGCGCCGATACATGGCGATGGCGTACAACGACCCAGAAATGGGTATACCTAAAGAGGTTGCAAAAAAGTACATGAAGAAACCAGCAAAAGGCTACAAAAAAGGCGGTATGCCGGATTTGACGGGTGATGGCAAAATCACTCAGGCGGATGTCCTAAAAGGGCGTGGCGTATTTAAAGCAGGTGGCAAAGTCGGATATCATAAGATGCCAGACGGTACTATGATGAAAGACTCTGAGCACAAGGGCATGAAGCGCGGCGGCAAAGTTCGCGGCTGCGGAATGGCTCGCGGCGGTGCAGTTCGCCCCTGTAAAATTGTAAAAATGAAAGGGTCGTAATATGGCTAATCGTAAAGCGCGTATGCGCAAAAACAAAGTGAATAGCGATATCCGTAGAGAGGGTCGCGCACTTGAAGCCCCTAAAATCAGAAAAGACCCTATGCGTTCTTTGGACGATGAACAAGGTATGTCGCTACAGAGACGAGCACGTATGGGCGCACGTCCAGTTTCGATGACAGGCTCTTATAACAACAACCTCGAAGATGACAGGCGTAAGGCACCAATGATGCCACGCTACGACGAGACTGAAGTCGATGTATCACCCCGTGCAGAGCGTGAAGAGCAAATGATGCTTGGTAAGAAATACGGCGGCAAAGTCAAAAAGATGAAAGCTGGCGGTAAAGTTCGCGGTGCAGGTATCGCACAGAAAGGCGTTCGCGCCTGCCAAATGAGGTAACAATGCGTAGATATTACCGTGGTTCTAGTTGTGGATGTGACTCTTGTAGTAAAGGGTACAAAAAAGGTGGCTCTGTCAAAGATGCCTGCTACCGCAAAGTAAAATCACGGTATAAAGTTTTCCCAAGTGCTTACGCTAGCGGTGCTATCGCTAAGTGTCGTAAGAAGGGCGCTAAAAACTGGGGGAATAAATCGTAATGGCAGTTCGCAAGACAGCAAAAGGTGCAGCACTAAAACGTTGGTTCAAAGAGGACTGGAAAGATGTGCGTACTGGTAAGGCTTGCGGACGCAAAGCAGGAGAGAAGCGAGGCACACCCTATTGTAGACCTACAAAAAAGGTGTCTAGTAAAACTCCTAAAACAAGTGGCGAGATGAGTTCTTCAGAGAAGCGCAAAAAGATCGCTGAAAAGAAACGTCTGGGACAACCTGCGGGTAAACCACGTAGAGTGTCTCCAGCTAAACGGAAAAGGAAGACGTAATGGAAATCTTCCAGAACGGCAGGTTCTCTTCAGGTGAACCAGTGTATCAGATTGGCACAAAGAACGCTGACGGTACACACGATGTTAAAGTTTTTGACTTGATGACGAAAGCTCAAGCAGAAGCTAAATTGAAATCTATGGGTGTTAAAGTTGAAGCACCTAAGCCTGCGGCCTCTACTAAAAAGGCAGCGCCGAAATACGCGGATATGTCTAAGCTCGAACTAGAAGCGCTTATGCGTGATGAGGGTATTGAACTAGATCGCCGTAAATCCAAAGCTAAACTTCTTGCAGAAGTAAAAGCACACTTCAAAGGTAAGTAAATATGGCTACATCAGGCGCCACATCGTTTAACATGGACTTCACGGAAATCGCTGAAGAAGCATGGGAACGTGCTGGTCGCGAGATGCGCTCTGGCTATGATTTACGTACCGCACGCCGCTCTATGAACTTAATGACTATTGAGTGGCAGAACCGTGGCATAAACTTGTGGACGATTGATGAGGGTACGGTAAGCCTAACCGAAGGCACAGCAACATATGATTTACCTGCAGATACTATCGATCTTCTAGAACAAGTGGTTCGTACAGGTGCGGGCACAACACAACAAGACCTTACAATAACACGTATTAGTGTAAGTACTTACGCTACTATCCCTAATAAAACTGATACAGGCAGGCCGATTCAGGTGTTTATCGAGCGGTTACGCGACAACCCACGCATCACTGTATGGCCTGTTCCTAGCTCCGACGAGTATACATTTGTGTATTGGCGGCTGCGTAGGATCGAAGACGCTGGCTCTGGTGCGCAAACAGCGGATATGAATTTCCGCTTTCTCCCGTGTCTAGTAGCAGGGCTGGCGTACCATATCGCCATGAAGGTACCTGAATTAGCCCCTCGTGTGGACATGCTAAAGGCAGAGTATGAGGCTCAGTTTGTTTTGGCGGCAGGAGAAGATCGGGAGAAAACCCCGTTCCGATTCGTGCCTAGTGCTATGAGGCAGTAATGGAAAGATTTGCATCAGCACGAAAAGCGTTAGGACTTTGCGATATTTGTGGGTTTTCCTACAAACTCAAAGAACTACGTCCGCTGTATGTAAAGGGGAATAACACAAACACACTTGCGTGCCCTGAATGTTGGAATCCTGACCACCCACAACTTAAACTAGGTGAGTTCCCTGTCGTTGACCCACAGGCGCTACGAAACCCTCGCCCTGATACAGTAGAACTTGTTGCAGTGCGTACCGATCAGTATGGCTGGAACCCAGTAGGGTTAGACGATCCGTTTAACCTGCAAGATAATAACTTAGTTGCTACTGGATTTGTAGGGCGAGTTACGGTAATAATTTCTTAGGAGGCTATAACATGTCAAACTGTGGTACTAGAAAGATGAAAGCTGGCGGTAAAGTAACTAAGCCTAAGAAGATGGCTAAGACTGCTAAAAAATCTAACGGGGTAAAAGTTCGCGGCACAGGAGCAGCGACAAAAGGTTTGTATGCAAGAGGGCCAATGGCATAACGCATGGACTATACTGAGTTAAAAACGAACATAGAAGACATCTGTGAAAACACATTTACAGATGCTCAACTTGCTATGTTTACTCAGCAAGCTGAACAGAAAATATACAACTCTGTGCAGATTCCCGCGCTTCGTAAGAACGTAACGGCTACGCTAACTGCAAGTAATAAGTATCTAGCGGTCCCATCTGACTATCTATACACATACAGTTTAGCTATTGTGGATGGATCAGATAATTATATTTATCTGCTCGACAAAGACGTTAACTTTATTCGTGAAGCCTACCCTAACCAAACCACCACTGGGGTACCCGTTCATTACGCTAACTTTGACGACACGGCGTTTATATTAGGTCCAACTCCAGACGCAGCTTATGTAACGGAACTGCATTATGGGTACTACCCACAATCTATCGTTGATGCAGGCACAACATGGCTTGGAGATGAATTTGATTCTGCGCTACTTAATGGTGCGTTGGTTGAAGCGATTCGATTTATGAAAGGTGAACAAGATATGGTAGATATGTACAATAAAATGTACGTTCTATCTCTTGGGCTACTTAAAAACCTTGGGGACGGTAAACTTCGAGGCGATACTTATCGTTCTGGGCAACCAAAGAATCCAGTGAGTTAGAGGTAAATAATGTTTAAAATAAACCTAGACGTACCTCAAAATGAAAACTTAGTAGAGATCAGAACTACTGAGGGTCGTGGGTTTACCCCAGATGAACTTGCGGAACAATGTGTCCAAAAGATCATATCGGTCTCCGATAATGCCCATCCCGGTGTTAGAGACCAAGCCCGTGCTTTCTCAAAGCACATTGAAAAGCTGATTGCATATTATATGCGACAAGCTATTCGCAGTG